GAGATGCTAGACAGCAAATGGGCTAAACAAGTAAAAGGCAGGTCTATAGAGCTAGCTGAAATGATGCGTGAGGATAAATATTTAGTGTGAAATGGCAATACAAAAATATGTTTTTAGACCAGGCATCAATCGAGAAGGAACCGCTTATGACAACGAGGGCGGTTGGTTTGATTGTAATCTAGTAAGATTTAGATCAGGCCGTCCAGAAAAATTTGGTGGTTGGGAAAAACTTACAACATCAACGTATCAAGGTAACGTCAGAGCTTTACATAATTTTATTTCGTTAGACGGAGCAAAATATTTAGGGCTAGGATCACAACTTAAATACTTTGTCAAAGAGGGTCAAAACTTCAACGACATAACACCAATAAGATTAACCACCTCTGCAGGTGATGTGACTTTTAGTGCAACCAACGGTTCATCTGAAATTACAGTAGCAGATACTGCACATGGCGCAGTAAAAAATGATTTTGTAACTTTTAGTGGCGCAGCCTCCTTGGGTGGCAACATAACCGCCACAGTTTTAAACCAAGAATATCAAATAGACAGTATAGTAAATGCAAACTCTTATAAAATTACAGCTAAAGACACTTCAGGCTCTGCAGTTACTGCAAACGCATCCGATAGCGGGAATGGTGGGTCAAGTGTTGTTGGCACTTATCAGATTAACGTAGGACTGGACGATTATGTTTCATCTACTGGTTGGGGTGCAAATGCTTGGGGTGATGGTACTTGGGGGTCTGCAGCACCTTTAGAGGCTACAAATCAACTACGTGTTTGGTCGCATGATAATTTTGGTGAGAATTTAATAATAAATGCACGTTCTGCAGGTATATTTAGATGGGTAGAAAATGATGGCTTGAGTACCAGGGCTGTCGAACTATCTGGTGTTACTGGTGCAAATTTAGTGCCAACGAAAGCTTTACAGGTCATTACAAGCGAAATAGACAGACACTTAGTAGTCTTGGGTGCCGATCCAATAAATACAGCAGGAACAGCACGTACGGGCACAGTAGACCCTATGTTGGTAGCTTTTTCAGATCAAGAGAACGAGTTAGAGTTTGAGCCTAAAATAGATAATACTGCAGGATCTTTACGATTGTCGTCTGGGTCGTTAATAGTGGGAGCGGTTAAATCAAGACAAGAGATTGTAATATTTACCGATACCTCGGTTTACAGTATGCAGTTTGTTGGTCCACCTTTCACTTTTGCGATCAACTTGATAAACCAAGCTACAGGATTGATTGGACCAAAAGCAGCAGTTACTGGACCGCAAGGTATATATTTCATGTCGTACGATAATTTTTATATTTATAATGGGACGGTAAATAAGATACCTTGTTCGGTTTTAGATTTTGTATTTAGTGACTTTAATCAATCACAAGCGTATAAGGTTTTTGCTTTTACTAACACAAAACAAAACGAAGTGGGCTGGTTCTATCCATCTAGCTCGTCAAGAGAAATAGACCGATATGTGATATATAACTATCAAGAGGGTGTTTGGTATTATGGACAACTAGAACGTCATGCTTGGTTGGATTCTGGAGTCGAGCCA